TCGAAGGCCACCGCGAGTACTATTGGACGAAGGACCTTCTCGCCCACTCGCAAAATGATGAGATCAACGATGAACATGTCGTCACTATGATTGACGTAGATCAATACGTCGACATGCATGATCTCCTCACTGTGCGTGCCAACCCTGTCCTGATCTATACTTTCCAACCTGAGACTGTGGCCTGCGCCGCTGGCGAGTACTCTTTCACTTTCGGTCGTGACGGCCAAGTCACTTACCGCGTATCGGGTGATGGTGTTTATGTTCACCATGTTTGGAACTGGTCAGTTGGCACTGTGCTTGCCGTCAAGACGTTCTTGTGGATTCCCTATCGCGCTGTTGCCTATAATGTGTCTCGCCAACGCGCCGGTAATGACCATGACCTTGTACTCCTCAGTCCTATGCTCTCATGGGGATGGGCCACATCTTGGCTGACTTGGTTCCTCTCAGGCGACGTTCTGGAGCGCCTTAACCCCAACCACCAAGGCTTCTTACGCATGCAAATTCAAAGGAAAGATGCCTTGTTCGTCTCCACTGGCCTCCCTGACCAGCATGTTTGCGCCACCATCACGGCGAGCAAGGATGACATGTTTGGTTTGATGGGCAGTCGCGCCAAAGGCAATTTACCCCTGTCCACCTTTGGATCCAACGGCGTGGAGAGCAAGGAGGAGTGCTCTGTTTTAGCTGCTTTCCATGACAGCAAACATAGTGGCGCCACGGCCATAGTCTATCCCGTGGAAATATCCGTGCGCACTTACAATTTCGATATTCATTGCGACATCATCAGGCCAAGCGTCGTTGCTTATTGTTCACCGCTCGACCCCGGCAATTGTTACGCACCCGATCGGTCCGCTGGGAATTCTCGTCGCGGGGCTGACAAACGTGTCACTGAAATCGCTGTCAACACAGGTCCCCTTTACCCTGCTGAACTCATGTATGTTAATGAGTTCAATGCTCGTCTCATTCCCGATTCCAAGGCTCAGAAAGGTCACCCTGTGGAGCACAGCACTGTTTACGAACGCCAAGTGCGGGCCCAGCAAAAGTTGTTGTTGGATAAAGGTGATCGCGCCGCCGTCATTCGTCCTGTTGCCACAACTTTTCCAAAGGCTGAATGCTATCCCAAGCCTAATGACCCACGCATCATCACTACCATGGACTCTAGATTAAAACTCACCTATGGCGCTTTCATTTATCCCCTTAGTGACGAATTCCGTTCCATCCCGTGGTATGCGTTTGGGAAAACACCTTTGGATATTGCCTCCTATGTGAGTGATATGTGCTCAGAGGCGGAATTCGTGGTGCCAGG